GGATGCTGGAGGTACTGGAGTATACTTCTTTGATAAATATGATGACTTCAACCTCTTTGGAGCATTAGACAATGAGAGCGTAGCTTTCTATAATGCTGCCTCTGCCTATGCAGCTGCAAGAGAAGATTGCCAAGCTGTTATCCATATTCCGAACTCTAATGATGCCGTTTCTGAAAACCTTACATTTAGAGACAGCTTGACCTTGGATACTCGCTTTGCTATGGTATGGACTGGAGGCTTACAGATCAACAATCCATTTGTTTCTGGTGATAGCGTAACACCTATGCCAGTTTCAGAACTAGGGGATGTACTGGGAATTGCTGCTCGAAGTGCTGCTGAGTTTGGACCTTGGTGGAGCTTTGCAGGACTCCAAAGAGGTCAGGTAGTAAACGCCAGTGGAGTAGTTAACAACTTTGGAACCGGTGGGGCTTCTAAGCTTGATCAGCTGGCTCAAAGACAAATCAATGCAGTAGTATCCATTAATGGAGTTATCTTCTTAAAGGGTAACTTCTCTGCTCAGAAGGCAACATCCCGTAAATCATTTAACAACGTAGTTCAACTTCTTATTTACATTAAGAAGGCTTTACGACCAACCTTAGAGAAGTACTTGGAACAACCCAACGACTTCCGTACCTTCCGTGAAATTTATGGAGAGGTACAACCCTTCTTCGATTCTCTACAAGGAGGGGAAAAGAGAGCTTTGGTAGACTATGATTGGAGAGGCGATCAATTCGCTAATACGGACGGGGACTTAAAAATCAACAGCCGAGCAGACCTTGACCAAGGTAAATACAAAGTAGAACTTTGGTTGAAAGAAGTAGTTTCTATGCAGGAGTTTACTCTTACAATTATTTCTGCTCCTTCTGGTGTAACATTTGAAGACAACTTAAACTAATCATTGCCATGGCAGAAATAGCTAACCCACATAAGAAATTCCAGTTTTCGATCTTTCTGTTTGGAATGAACCCATTCCTTTGCCAGAAAGTAACACTTGCTGATAGAGATATTGAGCAGGTGGAACATGGAGAAGGAAACCACTTGATTAAAACCGCAGGACAGGTTAAGATTGGAAACCTTACTATTGAGAAGATTTCCAACGCTTCTCTACCTGAAAAAATTATATGGGCTTGGATAACCCTTGTACAGAACGAATTCACCGGTGGTGGAGCTCTTCCTGAAATTTACAAGAAAGCTATTCAAGTACAGAAGCTCTCCACTAACATGAGAACTCCGATTGGTACTTGGAACTATACTGGAGTATGGCCCAAGAAAATCAACGGTATTGAACTTGACCGGGTATCCTCTGATAATACCATTGAGAGCATTGAGTTCTCAGTTGACCGGGAAGCCTTCATCTAATAACCCGCCCCGACTATTTAAAAGAGCTAAAGAGGTAATTCTTTTTAGCTCTTTTTAGTTTAAACCAATTTTTAACTTAAACAATTAAAGTAATGCTACACGAAGTAGGAAGTAAAGCTCAAGTGGGAGCTGCTCCATCGAAAGTAAGTGAGACTGATTTATTTGGAATCACGACCGCTACGATGGAAGTATTTATGCCCAGCGGATTCACTTGTATCATAAGAGAATCCACGGGAGAGGACGAGGACTTACTTTCTCGAATGAAAGACACCCAGGATGGAACAGCTATGCACAACTACCTGGCTAACATTATTATTGGTGGGGATAAGTACCCAGCTCCAGTATCCGCTTCTACAGTGGCTACTTGGAAAGTAAGAGACATCTACTACCTACTTTACAAAGCTAGAATCCTAACTCATGGCAAAGAAGTTTTCTTCGATCATACCTTTGAAGACGGTACTTCCATAAGGGTAAAGGAGAACTTAGATCGCTATGATGTTGATCTAACGAAAGGCCCAGACCAAGAGATACCTAAAGGAGCTATCACTCCTTACAAGGATGATGCGGATTATGCCCAAGCTGTTACAGCTTCAGGTAAAAAATACCGATTCAAATTCTTAACAGGGCAAGATGAATTAAAAAGCTTAACATTGGATACCTCAAATCTTTCGATCAATGACAAACTAAGAATGAGAGATTTCCAGCTGCAAGATGCCCACGGTAAGTGGCATGTTATTGAAAGATTCAACATCCTTTCCGCTAGAGATACCTCAGAAATTAGAAGTAAGCTTGATAAGATAGACCCTGAGTTTATGCTTATCTCTGATGTGAAGCATCCTTCCAAACCTAGTAAGGAGGAGGTAAGCTTATTTGCAGTACCGGGTTTTTTCTTTCCCCAGTCGTAACTGGGGACTCTGGCTATGGGGAGACTGAAGACTACCTCCCTGAGCTAGAGGAGATTTTTAATACAAGCTTGGAATTTCAATATTATTACTGCTGCAATGCTAAACTCTCTTTCACTGAAACAGAGTTTAGACGTATGCCCACAAGAAGACGCATAAAGTATTTAAGGATTTGTGCCCAACACTTTAAAGAGCAGGCTGCTAAAAAATAAACTATGATAAGTATGGGAACCTCCACCCTTGGGGTGGGGTTAGCAATTCATTTAAGAGATCAATTCACCGCAAGGTCAAAGGCTATAGAGTCGGAAATGAACCGGCTTCATGGCTCGGCTCAGCGGGTGATGACTGATAACTTAAGGGTTGCCCAACGAGTAGGAGCAGGCATGCTGGCTGTGGGAGCAGGGATGGCCTTAGGTTTTAATAAGTCACTCAGGACTTATGCGGACTTTGAGCACGTAATGAAAACCCTAGAATTAGTTACAGGGGCATCCAATGAACAGTTGCAGAAAATGGATGCTATTGCTACTCAGTTGGGTACTAATACGATCTTCAGCCCTTTACAAGTAGCTTCCGGTATGGAGTACCTTGCTAAAGCTGGTTTCAAAGCTAATGACATCTTAGGAGGAACTATACAAGCTGTTACCTACTTGGGTGCAGCATTGGATAAAGAGATAGGCGGAAAGAATGGGGTAGCCGATCAGATGACCCATATTATGCAGGGCTTTAATATAAAGCCTAAAGGAGCAATGATGGTAGCGGACATGCTGGCTAAAACTGCTCTCTCTTCTAGTTCCGACTTAGAAGACATTCATGAGGCTTTAAAGTATGTATCTTCCACGGCAGTAGACTTAGACATCGGATTAGATGAAACCTTAGCAATGATTGCTAAGTTATCTAATGCGGGTCTTCGAGGGGGTATTGGTGGTAGATCACTTAATAATATGCTCTTGCAGCTATCCAGCTCAATGGGGCAATTAGCTACCCCTAAACATCAAAAGGTATTACAAGTACTTGGGTTAACTCGAGAGGATATTATTGATTCCACTGGTACTTTAAAACCGATGGTTCAAGTTATTGACCTTTTGGATAAGAAGCTAAAGAAGCTAACTCCCATTGATAGAATCTCTACCTTAAATGCCTTGATGAATATTCGAGGCGCTAGAGCAGTAGGCCCTTTACTAAGAGATACCGGTATAGGTGGAAGCTTTTCTGACATCCTTGCCCAAGTTAGGGGCTCCAGTGGAGCTGCTCAAGAGATTGCTTTAAAGAGAATGGAAACTCTATGGGGTACCTTTGAAAGATTAAAGGATACTGTATGGAACTTCTTTAAGACAATTGGCCAAGTTTTAAAACCCGTAGTACAGCCCCTACTTAACTTCTTCATAAAAATTGTTGCCAAGCTTACACAATTTGTAAACTCTCCTTGGGGAAGACCCTTTGTAATTCTTGCTGCTGGCTTAAGCTTAGCTTTAATGTTGGGGGGAGCTTTCCTATTAGTGTTCTCTTCCATTAAGCTAATGACATTAGCTTCCACAGTAACAATGGCAAACTTCGGAAGGACATTAGCTTTAGCCTGGAATCAAGGCACTGCAGCAGCCTTAAGATATGCCACTACTTCAAAAGGAGCTATGTTAGTTAACACTCCCTTTGGGCCTCGTTGGAGAGGAGCTGGGGGTAGATTTGTTAAAGGACCTACTGGCATGCTAGGGGGTGGAGGAATGATGGCAAACATCGGAAAGTTCATGACTAACCTTTTTGGAATCACCCGAGGCTTTGGGTTATTAGGAACTGCCCTAAGAATTGTATTAGGGCCCGTAGGAGCTATCGTAGGAATCTTGGGAGTATTGATAGGCTTTAAAACAATGGTAAAGCTTATCACATTCGGACTGGGTACCTTCCTGAACTTCTTGGTATTAGCAGGACAAATGCTTTGGGCTATCGTTAAAAACGTATTAACCCCTTGGAACATTGGCACAGACATGGTTGCTGCTAAAACTCGATTCAAGGAAGCTCAGAATAATATGCTTGAATCTATGGGCATGAAGACCATGGGGGGAACTCCTAAACCTGCAGGTACTCAAGGTAAAACTATAGGACTTGAGGAGTTTCAAAAACGTATGGATGAAAATAACCGTCAGACTGCGGGCTTCAAGAAAACAGCTATACAGAATGTAATTCAAGTTAATGGTAAAACTTTAGTAAGTGAGAATGCCTCTGAACTAGAGAAACAATTAGCAGCTTCAGGAAATAGAGCTTTTGAATAATTATGCCACTGGACGTAAAGACTTTATATAGCAAAACTAGGATTCCCCCGCTGTTCGGTAGACCCTCCTTACAGAACAAGGAAGTACCATCAGTAATCCCTTCACGGATGTGGCTAGTACCCGTAGATGATGAATCACTAAAGGCTCTGCAAATTCAAACCGTTCCCTTGGAGCTAAGCATAGACCCCATTGCTAAGTGGGCTACTATCCCTTCCATTGGAAGAAATAACCCATTCTACCATTACACTGGGGGTGAAGATAGCCTACGATTTACTTTAGACTGGTATTCAGAAAGGGAGTCACGGGATGATGTTATTAATAAGTGCCGGTGGGTAGAATCTCTTTCCCGTTCTAATGCCTATGATGCTGAACCTTCTCGAGTAGTTTTAATCTTTGGGGACTTATTTCAGTTTGACACCTGGATAGTGGAATCAGCTCCTTACCGATTAAGTCTTTTTGACAAAGAACGGGGCATGCTACCTAGGCAAGCTTACCAAGAATTAACCTTGAAAAAAGTATCAGAGAAAAATACATCAAGCTTTGAAATAAGAAATTACAGATAATGGCAACTATTCCCCGGTTATCTTTAGCAAAAAATAATCTCTATGCAAATGGCTTTATAATCCCTTTGCAGGGAGAGGAGTTACTTCTAAAAAGGGATAAGCTCCAATACACCCCAGTAACTACGAGGGATAAGTACCATTCTGTAACTGACCAAGATACCCTTTGGAATATTGCCTATAAATACTACAAGGATTCAAAACGTTGGCATATCATTGCAGATGTGAATAACATCTATAACCCCCTTGAACTAACACCCGGGGCTTCCCTACTTATCCCCGATATTGACCAGATCAACCTACGACTTTTCTAAATGATTGGAAATAACAGGGCCCCTTTGGCTCGAGTATTCGATGAAGATTTAAACCTAGTTATTGATGGAGTAACTAGGTTTACCTATGTATTTTCAGAGAAGGCTGACGATGCTTCCTATTTAACAATCGAAACTAATGACCCCAACTTACCAGATCATCCTTCCATGCAGGAGGGTAAAGTACTTATTCTAGTATGGGGGTATATCGGAGCAAAGGAGTTTCAAAAAAGAAAAGTTTACATTTGGGATTTAAAAGTAGGATACTTAGATACGGGGATACGAATAGAGGTAGTAGCTTATCCAAAAGCTGCTTACTTAAAACTTAATTCTTCAAAAGACGTATTCAATGATATTGACGTAAAGGAACTCGGTCAGAAGTATGCAGATGCTTATGGCCTCAATCTTATCACTGAAGGAGTTGACCCCAATGAAGAAAGCCAGTTACCTGCAGAATATTACGAAACAACTTCCTTTGGGGGAACAACAGAACAAAAGCTTGATCTACGAAGTTCAAACCCCACTTATACAATTGCTAGAGATAAGACAGCAGTTCCGCTTAAAATACCTTTAAAGAAAATAAAAACTGTACCTCAAGCAAACAGTTCCGATAAGAAAACTTTAGAACAAGCAGTAGCTCTTGAACCCGTAGATAACTTATTCTTTCAGGGTAGAGATGATGACATGATTTTAAAGAAACGAAACTTTAATCAAACACCCTACCGAAGTTACATATACAAAGCTGAGCCGGGATATTTATTAAGCTTTACTCCTGCTACTAAATCTTCTGAGAACAAGAAAAACGCAATAGCTAATACAGTTAATGGCTGGATTGAGGAAGACAAAGAATACCTTCAAGCAGAGATCACAAGAAGTCAGTCAGGGGCAGGACTCCTGGGCGATGTAGTGGAACAATCCTTGGGGGAGCAAGTACTTCGTAAGTTAGAAGAAGACGGACAACTTGCTAGCCAATTGGATGGAACCGTGGGAGTAGATGGATTTGCAAAATTACAGTATGCGGGGGTAGATGAAAATGGGCAAGAAGTTAGAAAGCTAGTAGTAACCGAGCAACTTCCCGAAACGGGAACATCCGTAGCTATGTGGCATAAGAGGGGAGTAGTAGATGATAAGTTAGTATTTACACCCAAGGGCTCTTTTATAAGTGCTGCTAAGGATGTTACAGGAAGAATTAATACGAAAGGATTAGTAGTCTTTGAACCCAAGGAATATTTACCCACTGTGGAGACTACACCCAAGGATGTGGCGGGAGTAGGTATAAATAGGCAATCACAAAAAGAGGTTGACCTTAATGAGAGTACTGCTGAGTTTTTAGGAGACCCCACTTTTATTGATGGTAAAGTTATTTCAATCAATGGAGTATCCAATAGGTACTCTGGTAATTATTACGTTTTTAAAGCATCCCATGAAATAACACCAGAAGGGGGCTATAAAATATATGCTTCTCTTTATAGAACTGGACCCAATGAATTAGGGGATGAAACCTCTAATAAAGTTAATGGTTCTAAATTAGGGTTTATTAAGAACGTAAAAGCTGTAACTCCAGGCGATGAAAATCAAAGCCTTAAAGCTTTACCTATAATTGAAGACTAATGCTACAACAGTTAATAAACTTATTCCAAGATATTAGCCTATATGGCCTTGAAAAGATAGGTTTATACTACTCTGTCTACCGAGGGTTTGTTGCAGACAACCAAGACCCCAAAAGTTTTGGTCGTCTTAAAGTATCAGTACCCGATGTTTACGGAGAGCATATTCCCGACGTATGGGCCTGGCCCATTTCTAATTACTCCGGTAAAGGGTACGGGAGTCAG